CATTGTGGCAAAGGGCCATTGTTCCGTGGATTCTGTTAACAACGTCACGATTAGCGGAGGGCTAAACGTGGGAACCAGCTCGTGTGCAACTGGCGCAACCTATGATCTGGTTACGATACCCTTTAACTCAAGCATAGGAACTGGGATTATACCAACTGTTAGCCTTACTGCGGCTGACAACAACACAGGCTCAAGCACCGCAGGGATTCTGTACGTTGATTCAATAACAACTGGCGTCGGCCATCTAAAGGTAACAATTTCCACCTCTGCGGCCCTGCGTGAGTTCTACTTCATAGTGTTTGTCTAATGCCGGTTATTGATCGCCAGCGTATTAGCGACGGCTTCATCACGTTGGAGCGCGGTGTTGATGCTGGGAAATCCCCCAGCCTTCTGCCCCGCAACCAAGCCAGCTTTGCGGTCAATGCCACAATGCGCGGCGGTTACGCCAAGACGCGCCCCGCGTTCACCAACATTGCGCTGGATTTTACGGCAACCAATCAAGTTGACGCAGAAGCGATGCAGACGCGCTTCCAAACAAAGATGTTCCAAGGCGCGTACAATTATCATTTTGGATCAAACAGTTATTTGGTGGTGGCGGTTGGAGGCTATATCCACAAAATAAACGTCAAGACGGGGGTGGTGCAGGACATCACCCCTACTACCTCAACTGGCTCTGTATCGACGCCAGACCCCAACCCATCTGACATCCCCGTCTTCTTCTTCCAGCAGGCCGAGCAGTACCTCATCATCCAAGACGGCCAATCGCTGCCCATCCTTTTCAATGGGGCAAGCAGCCGCAGAAGCGTGCTCTCCAACAACGAAGTGCCGGTCGGTTCAGCAATGGCCTACGGCAACGGTCGCCTCTGGGTGTCCAGAGGGCGCGAGTTTGTGGCGGGCGACATCGTGGGTGGGCCGACAGAGGTCATCCAGTTTACCGAGAACACCTACATCGCAGAGGGCGGCGCGTTTGCTGTCCCGCTGGACACGGGTGACATCACGGCGATGAAATTCACCAACCAGCCCGACTCCTCGCTCGGTCAAGGGGAGCTGCTGGTTCACACCACGGACGCCGTGTTCGCCGTCAATGTTCCCACCAGCCGCGACAGCTGGAAGAATGTCAGCTACCCCACTGTGCGAATCGTGGCCATCAACTACGGCGCGGTCAGTGACAGAAGCTGCACGCTGGTCAACGGTGATATGTTTTACCGCGCCCCAGACGGTATCCGCAGCTACATCTCCAGCCGCCGAGAGTGGAAGGAGTACGGGCAGATTCCAGTTAGCCGAGAGGTGGGGCCGTATATTGCCAACGAGAAGCAGGCCAACATCGCCGACAGAACAAGTGGTGTGCTGTTTGACAACCGGCTGCTGATGACTGTTACCCCATACACCAATAGCTCGCAGGGGATTTTCTTTCGCGCACTAACGGCGCTTGATTTTGATTTGGTAGGTGGGACTGGGGAGAAAGCCCCCGCAGCGTGGGAGGGATTTTGGACGGGACTCAACTTTCTGCAAATCCTCACAGCGGAAATAGAAAATGAGTCGCGCTGCTTTGTGTTTCACATAGATGGCAGCTGCCGCATACAGCTGTGGGAGCTGACAAAAGACGGGAAGAAGGACAACGGAACCAACAACATCAGCTGTTACGTTGAAACTTCCAGCTACTCGTTCGAGAACCCGTTCGAGATGAAGCAGCTGGAGTACGGCGAGCTGTGGCTCGACCAGCTGGAGGGTGAGGTTCAGTTTGATATTAAATATAAACCGAACCAGTACCCCGCGTGGGTGGACTGGCACGCTTTCACCGAGTGTGCCAAGTCTGAGAACTGCGACCCAACAGACGGTAGCTGCCTCGCGTTTGTCAACTATGCCCCGATGTACCGCACCCGCATACGACTTCCGCAACCGGAGGACACTTGCGAGGCGTCAGCCTCACAATCCAACGCCAACAATGCCCCGCTGAGAAACGGGTATGAGATGGCGGCGCGGATCGGGTGGACGGGTCAAGCAAGAATCAAGGGCTTTAGAATGCACGCCTACCCCCTTACCGAAGAACCCTACGGGCAATGCCCAGAGGAAGGTCTTTTCTGCGTTTAGAATTTATGAACTGGTCATACATAGCAATCAACTGCACAACGTCATTATGGGGCGAGCCGGTGGCGGCACAAAGCCCGTACAGCTACGTCTTTTCTGTCCCGTGTAACGAAACGATAAGTTACACAATTCCCACCAGCTAACAATGCCATCCAATCAAACAGTCAATTTAGTGGCCGGAACCGTATCCGACGACACTTGCTTCGGCTCGGTGTCCGACCTCTACAACACGTTTATCAATCTCACCACCGCCTACGTTGACGGTGATTATAGTCTGTTCAACTTCGGCGATGCCGTGCCGTCAGTGGACGACGAAGACAGACCGTGGATAAGAACAATCGGCGGTATTCCCGATAAAATTTACATCCACTACAACGGTGCGTGGGTATCCAAGCACCCCGTCCCTAGCGGCGGTGGAGAGCGGCGGCTCTTTACGGGCGCAGTGGCCGACATCGACACATATGACGGCGGGGTGGCCGGTGCTACCACTGAAACATCCGGCCCATTCTGGGAGAGGGATGCCGCTATGAACGGCTTGCTGCCCATAGGCATAGGCACGACAGCCAACGGAACTGTTATTAGTGAAACAGAGAAAACCGGCGGCACAGATGAGGAGACGCTGATCGAGGCCAACCTTCCGCCTCACTCGCATAACTTGAGCTGGACTCAGCGCACCGCTGCCAACGGCAGCCAAGACACGGGCGAGGGTATTTTTGTCTCCGGCCCAGAAACCGCAAGCGGAATGGTGGTCGCTGGCCCAGCCCAGACATCCACCCCTATCAACAACCTTCCACCTTATTACGGCGTGTACTTTATTAAGCGCACCAGCCGCATCTATTACAAAGCCTAATGAAAGTTACTCTCGGTACAGCAAAGACACGCATTGCAAAGCACCTCAACCTTTGCGCCACCGACGCACGCACCACCGAGTACATCAACGAGGCGCAGCGGCGATTGATCGAGAGCGGCAAGTGGAAGGGAACCTACGGCAAGTTCACCATCTGCGCGACAGACGGCTGCATTGCTTGGCCCAGACAGATCGAGGCCATCGAGTCGGTCGCTGTGAGCGAGAATGTTGGCACAGTACGAAACGGCTGGTTTGAGTTTGTTGAAAGCGGCTACGGGCTGCTCGATAACAAGGACAACATCGGCTACCAGCTGCTCGACAGAGGCGAGTCTCCCACCCACAAGGATATGTCGGGGGTAGGCAAGCAAGTGCGAGTGTATGCCTTCCTAGATGCGGATGCTGGTAAGACTGTCACCATCCAAGGTTACGACGACAACAACAACTGGGTGCGAACGCTCAAGAGCGGTAGCGGCTCATCTGCTGTCTATCAAGACGGACTAGTGGTGACACTTGTTAACGGTTACGTTGACACAGTTTATGACGGACTGCCGTTGAAATTCAACAGCATCACCAGCGTGTTGAAAGATGTCACCCAAGGCAACGTGCAGCTGTACGAGCTGGTAGACTCCGCGCCTACACTGGTGGATATCGCCACCTATGAACCGGATGAAACTTTACCCAGCTACCGACGCTCTCTGATCCCCAGTCTGGGGGGAGCGTCGGGGTGCGCAGATGGAACCGACACAAAGGTTTCTGTTACAGTTATCGCCAAGCTGCGTTTCATTGACGCCGCGAACGATACAGATGTGCTGATGGTGAGCGATCTTTACGCCATAAAAAATATGGCAACCGCCATCAAGCTGGAGGAGAACAGAGACTTTGGAGCAGCCACCGAGTACCGCAATTTGGCCATCGATTCATTACAGAATCAGTTGGCAAACCATATGGGAGACGGGGTTGTTCCAGTCTTGCAGATGACAAACCTAAATACCCACGGAGGTGGGGGGATCGAAAGCGTAATATAATGGTAGGAATAGGATTAGCAATGGGAGTTGCGGGCGGCCTTATGAAAAAGGGCGCGAAGGTTCCCAAGTACAAGAAAATAGACCAAGCACAGGAACAAGGGGCTGCAATCTCCAGCAACTTGGCCAGCTTTGGTAAATCAAAAGAACTGGCAGCCAAGACCAGCGCAGCTGACCAAGAGATACTGATGGCTAACCTTGAGAAAGCGATGCCGGGGTACAGCAACTTAATTGGTGGGGCAAGCGGAGCCATCGGCAATATGATTGCCGGTAAGCTACCTATGGCTGACCAAGGGCTGTTGATGCGCCGAGCCGCCGAAGGCGGTATGGCTGGCGGTATTAGCGGCAGCCAAGCGGGCCGCAATCTTGTGGCACGCGATCTAGGTTTAAGCCAGATGAGTATGACACAAGCCGGTCTTGGCGCACTCAACCCGTTCCTATCCACCGTGCGAAACACCGCTGTTGCCAACCCGATGAGCGTAAGGGCGTCCTATATTGACCCCACACAGTGGACGCGCAATGCCATACAAGAAAATCAATTTGCACACGGAGCCGCAGTCAGTAAGGCGAAAAGTGATGCCGCCAACAGTTTCCAGAACAAGTTCGCCGGTGCGCTGCAAGGCGTGGGCGGAATGATGGCTGGAGGAATGTTCGGCGGTGGTGGTGGCGGAGGTATCGGAGGCTTAATGGGTAAAATGTTCGGGGGCAGTGGCTCTCCGGCTGTCGTAGCTGGCCCAGCCAACCAGACAATGCACCGGTTCACCGGCAGTGGCGGCACGGCTTATGGCGCTAGGCCATCAACATTGCCCCCCGGTTGGTAAAAAGGATTTATAGTTATGATGGATGAGTTTTATA